ATGGTGGGGCACGTGGAGGCGGCGCACGAGGAGCGCCAAGGATTGACAGGGATGGAGCGCCTGAGCTTGCGCGTGTCCGAAATGATCAATCATCCGATCGCCCAACTTCAGCGATGGGTGACTATTGCCAGGCTGGACAGCGATGGCGACAGGGAGTGGGACGAGGTGCTGGGCATACTGGCCGATACCGACGAACTGGAGTTGTCGCACAATGATGACGGCAGCGTAACGGTCCGTTGGGAGGAGCCTGAAAAGAAAGGCAGGCCGGGCGTGGATGAATGGGAGCAGGATAGCCAGGTGGCAACGGATCCCTGGGCCTCCGACTCCAGATCGGCGCCATTCTGAATGTACAGATAGCACCTACCTTCATTATCGAGCTTCAGCCGCCCGTCAAACGGGCTGCCCATTCCACACGTACAACACCCGGGCCAGGATATGCGTATCGTCTACGCGGATTTCTTCCGGGTCGTGATGCTCGTTGTCCGAGATCATCTTGAAGCGATCCTTGCCTTTCTTCTGAAGACGCTTCACGTAGAGCATCTCATCGTGGGAGAAAAGGTAGATGCCGTCGCCGGTGAACTCGCGAATGGTCACATCCACCAGCAGGGGATCACGGTCCTTGATCGTCGGCGCCATCGACTGGCCCCAGCCGGTGATCATCTTCAGATGAAAGTGCTCCTTGAACCTGACCCCCATCTCGCGAAGGTGCTGCGGGCTGACCCTGATGTCCTGGAGCATTTCCGGGTATTCATGGGGGATCTGCCCGCCACCCATGGCGGCGCGCACGTCGTAATGGGCAATCCACACTTCATCCCCGACCTGGCCAGGGCGCGAAAAATCGACCGTGATGACGTTGTCTCCGTGCTCGGCAGTGGCAAGAATCCTTTGCTTCAAGCCTTCCGGCAGTTTGGAAGCGCGCGCCAGCATGTCCTTCACCAGCGCTATGGCCGAAGCCGGCTCGGCCTGTGCTGCCGAGTCCTGGGTCGCGGCAGCATCCAGTGGCGCATAGCCTCTCAATTGATCGGTGCTGATCCGAAAGTGATCGGCGATCGGCCGCACCTGGGTGTCGGTCGGGTTCTTGATTCCCTTTGGGCCGTTGGGCTTGAGTATTCGCGAGATCGTGGGCTGACCGACCTTCGTCAGGGCTGAAAGCCTGGCCTGGTTCAGTCCTTCGCGAGCCATCAGCTCGGCCAGGATTTTATCGATAGTTTTATGCATGAGTGCAATCGTCGCTTCAGGCGGTGCATACATCAAGGATGCACTCTGTTTACATATATGCACTAGTGCATTATTGTGTGCATATATTTACAGGGAGGCCCAGTAAATGGCCCGTATCCGCACCGTCAAACCCGAGTTCTGGTCGAGCGAGCAGGTCATGTCCTGCCGCCCATTGGCCCGTCTGCTGTTCATTGGTCTTTGGAATTTCTGCGACGACGGCGGCAACCATCCGCTGTCACCCAGGACGATCAAGGCGCTCGTGTTTCCCGGCGATGACATGACCAGCGATGAGGTCAGCGAACTGTTGGGCGAGCTGGAAGGCGCCCATCTGACGCGTCGCTACACCGTCGAGGGCAAGCAGTACTTGCATGTCATGGGCTGGAAGCACCAGAAGATCGAGAAAAAGAACTTCAGGCATCCGCCTTTTCCGGCGGCGCTCTACGACGAGTCGTCGAGCGATCGTCGACCGCTCGACGCCGGAAGGGAAGGGAATGGAACAGGAGAAGATCAACACAACTCGCTCGGCGCGCGCGGTGAACATCCCCCTGAATCAGTCGATCCCACAGCGGCTTGCCAGATGAGCCTCGAATGGAAGCCCGACCCGCGCTTGCTGGCCGCCTTCGCCAAACGCATGGGTCTGGCCGAGGCGCTGTTCACGCATGAGGCCATCGGTGCGTTCGTCTGTCACTACGCCGCCTCTGGCCGTTTCGAGACGCAGCTGGCCTGGGTGAGTCTGCTGGTGAAGTGGATCAAGCGCGATGCGGCCACCGGCGCGAGCGTCCATCCGTTCCCATTGCGCAAGGCCAGCGAGCCTGATTTCGATGACACTTCGTGGGCCGAAGGGCTGATGGTGAAGGCATGAAATCAGTGAATCAGTTGCTGGCATCCGCTCATAATCTGCCTGCGGTCGAGACGGTCCAGGCTGTGCCGGTTTCGGCCGAAACCACCGCAGTCGTCAATGCACTGTTTCGCAAGCTGCGCGGAATCTTCCCGGCCTGGCGCCAGGCGTGGCCATCGACCGAGGCACTGAACGCGGCGAAGGAAGAGTGGATCCAGGGGTTCGCAGCGCAGGGTATTCGTTCGCTGGAGCAGATCGAGTTCGGTATCCAGAACTGCCGCAAGGCGCAGAAGCCGTTCGCACCAAGCGTGGGTGAGTTCATCGCCATGTGCAGGCCAGGCCCCGAATGCCTGGGCATGCCGTCGGCGATGGAGGCGTGGATCGAAGTGCTGATGGGCACTTACAGCCATGAGGGCGTCCATCTGGCGGCCAGGGCCACCGGTTTGTTCGATCTGCGTGGGGCCAGGCCGGACGATAAAGGCCTGCGCCAGCGCTTCGACCGTCACTATGCGGTCATCCTGCTGCGCGCGCAGGCGGGCCGCCCCATGGAAGCCGTGATCCAGATTGACCAGAAGCGGCGCAAGACCGAGCTGCAGCGTGCTGATGAACACGCTGATCGTCAGGTGCAGGCGCGGATGATTCAGCAGGGTATTCCAGCGGACGGCGCCCAGGCCCGCGAGCTGCTGATGGCGACATTGGGCAAGCGGAACATTTCGTGATGACTGACTGCGGCGAATTCAAGGAGAGCACAGCATGATGCAACTCAACAGCGCCCGGGCAGCCTGGCACGACGCTTTCTATACCCCATGGGACCGCCAAGGTGCGCACTTCGAACAGATCGGCCGTCTGGGCTGCTCGGTGCAAAAGACCGCGAAATCGATCAACAGCCGGCACGCGATGCACCAGTCGATCTCTGCGCGGATCCAGCAGGCGATCGCAACACTGCCAGGTTATCTGCAGGCCTTTGGCAACCATCTGTACAGTCCGCTCAGCGATGTCGATGAGCAAGAAGAGGCGCAGGAGCGCGTGCTGCACATCGCTTACGCCGCCGGCCCGAAGATGACGGCGCGCAAGTTCGAGAAGGCACGGTATGTGGCTCAAGTGGTGCTGTTGCGCTACAAGCGTCTGAACCAGGGCGGGCAGGGGGAGGGGATCGACCCTCTACCAACAGTGGAGAAGATGCGCGAGTACATTCTGGAAACTTCAGGGGTGCGACTGGTGGGTGATCAGTGGGCCAGGGACTGGGGAAGTTTCGTCGAGCGCTGTTTTGATGCCTGCAACCAACTGGATAAGGCCGCGTTGGCGCCCGTTGCAAAAACAATCGCTGCCATGAAAGAAGTTGCTTGATCTTTTGTCGGCAGTCAGGCATCATTTCCCTATCTTGAGAACTTAGTCTTCAGAACCTGGCTCAAAGAAAATAATTTTAAAAACCCGACCCAGCGTCGGGTTTTTTTATGCCTTACAGAAACCTGAGAGCCCCGAATATTTCGGGGCTTTCGCGTTTCTGCACTTTGCAAAAACGAAAGGTCGCTTTCGCGGGTGATGCAACTCGCAAGGAACCCGCCTGCCCGTTCGCTACGTTTATTACGCCCAACAGCGGAGCGTGGCCAGAATAGAAGGAATCAGCAGATGTTGAAAGATTGCCGATGCGGTAAATGCAAACGACTGCTTGCCCGCATGGGCGAGTTCACTGAGCTCCAGATCAAATGTACCCGCTGCGGCACATTGAATCATGTGAAGGCCACGAGCCTCGAGCGATCGCCTGTGAGCGACACGAAAGCGGAATTCTCCGCATCAAACTCAACTCAAAGGTAACTTCACATGGCAACTTCTCCAATCGATCTTCACTGGTCCCTGACCACCCCCGAAGCTGACGGCAACTCGGCCAAGACCTACACGCCCTCGCAAGTAGCGGCCATCACCGGCAACAAGTACTTCGAGATCACCGACAGCTATCTGCGGTTCACGGCGCCGGTCAATGGTTTCACCACCGCACGATCCACCAAGACCCGTAGCGAGTTCCGGGAATACAAGCCCGGCACCAATCAGGAGTGGAACTGGGAAGCCTCCGGCGGCACCCATGCCATGGGTGCGTCGCTGGTCGTCAACCGTGTTCCCGACAAGGTAGACACGCGAGAAGGCTCGGTATACATCGGCCAGATCCATGTCGACAATGGCGAGAGCCCGCTTTTCAAATTCACCTACGAAAAAGAGCGCGCGCCTGCGACGACTTACAAGGTGGTGGCTTCCTTTCGTGCAGATCCGGACAAGGATCCTGTCAACAGTGATCTGTTCAAAGGCATCGCGAAGGGTGCCCGGATCCAGTACTACGTCAAAGTCAGTTCGACCGGGAAACTCACTGCTTATGTTCAGGTGGGCGAGGTGCGCGAGAACTTTGCCGGGGATCTGGCGCTGTGGCTGCAACAGAGCACGGCGCCGCTGTTCTACTTCAAGGCCGGTGTCTACAACAACTCCACTGCTACCAGCACCGTGGAGGACGCCAACCAATCCGAAGCGCTGTTTTATAAACTGACCACTACCCACGCCTGACGGTCTTGGAGGTCGCGGATGCTGCTGCCATAACGAAGGCATCCGCGACATCCTTGCGCAACAGCGAGCGTCACACCCAATTTCCGCGAGTCCGGGAGACAACGTGTCTCGACCGGCTCGCAACCCCATCAAACGCTTTTTTGGAAAGAGCGTTTGTATCCCACTTCAAACTTACCGGAGCACTTATGGACCCTAACGACCTCGGCCCGGGCACAGCCGCGTGGCTGGGCGGGACGGGCACCGTATTGCTGGGCGGATTTCTCTGGCTGCGCAAGTTCCTGTCCAGGGATGCCACCGATAGGGCAATGGACAAAGCCGATATCGATACCGTCCGCCGGCTCACGGAATTGCTCGACGCCGAACGCATGGCCCGCAGGGAATCCGACGCCCGCGCCGATCAATTCGCCAAGGAACGCAATGCACTCGCCGCTGCCGTGGGCCGCATGGAAGGCAAGATAGAGGCCCTCACCGGGCAGGTCGCTCAGCTCACGGACAAGGTCACTACGCAAAGTGCCGAGATCGCTCGACTGCGATCACAGCTCGGTGGCTCGGTTTGATAGACACAAGCGCAATGGCGCGTATCGCACCTCACCCCTCACATCTCCCATCCCGCCGCGTGCGGGCTTTTTTTCGTCTGGAGGAACACATGAAGACATCCGCAAAAGGCATTGCTCTGATCAAGTCCGCTGAAGGTTTGAAACTTGAGGCGTACCCGGACCCTGGCACTGGCGGGCCGCCCTGGACGATCGGATATGGCCGGACATTGGGCGTTACCCCTGACAGTGTCATCACCGAGGCCCAGGCTGAGCGAATGCTGGGCGAGGATCTCGTTCGATTCGAGCGGGCTGTGGAGCGGCGGGGGGTTGTGCCACTCGACCAAGGGCAATTCGATGCACTGGTGTCCTTCACCTACAACGTCGGCGAAGCCAGCTTTGCCGAATCGACACTGCTGCATCGGTTGAATGCGGGCGATACCGCTGGCGCAGCCGAGCAGTTCAGCCGGTGGGTGAGTGCCGGCGGGAAGGTCCTGCCGGGCCTGGTCAAGCGTCGCGCCGCCGAGCGCGCGCTGTTTCTGGGCATCACGTGATGTCAGGGGTAGCGCAAGTCCGGCTCGTCATCGTGCTAGGGCTGGGCGCCACCGCGCTGTATGGCGCCTACCGCCATGGGGTGACGGTGACCCATGCTGCCAGAGACGCACAGTGGGCGCAGGCCGTGGCCGCCCAGCAGGTCGAACAGGTGCGAGCCGTTCAGGCCGCTCGCGACGATGAGCAACGCTTCCAGCGCGAAGCCAATCAGGTAGGAATCGATGCAAGAAAGGAAATCGCTGCTGCCAATTCCGATGCTGTTGGCATCGATGCTTCTGCTGACCGCTTGCGCATCCAGGCCGGAAAGCTTGCCGCCAACGCTGGTACCTGCGCCAGCACTGCCGGCGCTGCCGACCGAGGCCCGTCAGCCGCCCGCGCCGCCCTGGTGCTCTCCCAATTGCTCGAGCGCGCTGATGCGCGAGCGGGAGACTTGGCGAAGGCTTATGACCGCGCCCGAATAGCCGGTCAGGCGTGCGAGCGTGCTTATGATGTGATCAGTGGACAGCGCGGCGGTCGAGCCCATGATGGCGCTGCTGCGCACGCTGATGAGTGA